TTCAGTCATCTTTCTTCTCCATCAATGCTTTGCCATCGACAATCCTCAAATCACCAACAAAGCAATATTTGCCGTTTTTATCTATTGCCCCCACAAGACAAGCCTTAGCGATCATTGCAACGATCAAATCCAACGGCTGTTGAGACAGAATGTCAACAAAGCCCTTTTCTAACTGTTCAATGCGATTGGCAGCTTCTTCAATCGCAGGGTCATCGCCACACATGACGCCGCGCAGACGATACAAAAGGTCATCAGTCATCTTTCTTCTCCATCAGTTTTTTCAGCTTCGCTTTGTTCTCGTCATCCAGATAGTAGCCGATGCCACGCCATGTTTTGATTTCGATGCCATATGGGGTTAGCTTTTTACGGAGATTGTATATCGCAACCTTCGATCTCAGCTTCTCAAGATCTTCGCCGCTTCCTCTGCAAAAGTTTCCATCCGCAGCCATGATCCGATCTATGGCTTGATAACTGGCGACCTTGCGGCCATAGATCCCATTCAACAGCGTGATCTGCTGACGAGTCAAAACGCCCGCAAAGGTGGCGTCTGTCTGAAGCATGTCTGCGCGAATTTGACGGATCTCTTCCTCAAGCTCCTCAATGCGTTCACGAAGTTCTCTGACAAGGTCAGGCATGTCAAACGTCCAGCATTTTAGGGTCAAAATATTTGCATGATGGTGTTTGGCCAGGGAACAACTTTAGCTTTCCCTTTGTCATTTCGACAAACTTTGAGCATCCACCCTTGGCCCTATAACTGCATTGGGTGCAGAAAGTGTTTGCTGGGCCTGTGGTGGCAAAGTGCGCCATTCCTACATGTGTTGCTAAAGCATTGGGCTCGTGTGCTATTCCCGGGTATATGTTGAGTCTCATATGTTTCCCCTATGAATAGAAGATCCGCCTTGCATCATTTCACCGGCCACAGAAGCAATCTCGCTTAGGAGGGGACCGGAACAATGCCTTGTAGCGCCTTTAACGCTCGCCCGTTGACGGATGCGGCTGCGGGTGGAGTGCCCCCTCCTAAGTTCCTTGAGAGGTATGTGTCCGCTCTCCCCGCCAAACAGCATCAACCAAATGCTTGACGGCTTTGCGGGCCTCTTCATCTGTAATGTGTTGAAGCGCCAACGCCTCAAGCTGATAGAGAACATCCTCCATTTCGCTCAAAAGCTTCTCACTCTTGAGATATTGCTCATACCAGCGGTCGTTCTGGGCTTCAAAGTAGTGCTTCATCTTCATGTTTCATCTCTTCGATTGTGATTGTGCAGGGGTATTCGCTCAAGACCCACCTGGCCTCGATCCATTCGCATTGGCTGTCATCTATGATTCCAGCTTCAACTAGACAATCACTTGCGGCCTTCAAAAGATTGTCTAGATCCCTTTTTCTCTTGTCTGGCCTTACCACCTCTAATGTGAACTTGTAGGGCGCGCTGATCTTCCGGCGACCAGCTTGGAACATTGCGTTTTTGACTGCGGTCTTTCTCCAATCTGTGTACTTGGGTGATTTGTAAATTCCGCCTGTCGCTGTCGTTCGCCATAACCGATTCACACTAGGAGGGAGAGCCAACACGATCTTGATCACTGATTCGCTCCAACCACTTTTTATTGAGGGATGCGGTGACTGTTCGATGCACATCTGATTCTTTGAATCCTGTACGCAACGCTATCTCATAGGTGTCCAAGCCCATACCCCAGAACCTCTGAACTGTGTCTGGGTCCACAGGGCGATAGTAAACCTTACAAGTTTTCATAGAGATCTGGCCTCAATTCCTGGCGGCGAATCCCAGTCTCCTTGGATATCCTAGCCAAATGGCGAAGGGGCACCTTATCCCATGCGGACACGGCGGCTCCGGTGAGGCCAAGCAGTTGCGCCAAACGGGTCATTGACCCATAATGCACAAAAACATCGACCAAGATTTTGCTTCGGTTGCTTTTCATAGGGGTATTATGATCGATTTTCAAAAAAGGTCAAATCTTTTCTTGACNCGAATCGTGGGTTGTGCGANAAAAAGACACCCTAATACGGGAGACAAGCATGAGACTGGTGCCAATCGAATACAAGTTAGACGAATATGAAATGCCAGATCACCTTTATCTGACGGGTGCCCTGGATATCGAAATGGACTGCGTGGATGGCCAACCCTACATCTGGGCTTTTCAATTGACAGTCCACAACGGGGAGACCGGCATATCGGTCGAGCATGATTACCGGCAGGGGCGGGCNGNCAANTGGCAACCGTCCATAGATCTGAAGAACGACCTCCATCGCGACAAGAAGTTGATGGACGACATATTTGACGAGTGTGCCCGTGAAGGCATGTGGGCAGAATAAGGAAAAGACAATGGACATCGATACATCTGAAGCCAACGCTGAACTCTTTGCTGCCATGGCCATCGCGCAGGGGCAGATTGAAGACGCAGCAAAGTCCAGCAAGAACGACTTCTACAAGTCCAAGTATGCTGACCTTTCATCAGTGCGCGCCGCTATCCGCCAGCCGTTTGCTGACAACGGCCTGTCGGTCATGCAGTGGCCAATAACCGTCCCCGGCGGCGTCAAGGTCATTACCATCTTGGCTCACAAGTCTGGCGGTCGCATCACTGGCGAACTGTTCATGCCGGTCAAGCATGAGCCCCACCCAATTGGCAGCGGGATCTCTTATGCTCGCCGCTATGCGCTAATGTCTGTCGCCAATCTGGCTGCGGACGATGACGATGGCAACGCTGCCCAAACAGCGAAGCCTGTAGCAGAGCCAGATCCCGCTGCGGTTAGGGATATTGCTCTGCGCGCCAAGAAGGAAGCAGAGAAGGGCCAAGACGCCTTGACAGCCTTCTGGCGTTCCCTGCCAGTAGATGACCGCAAACTTCTCACCCCAGAAGCCCTGAAGGATCTCAAGGCTATCGCAATCGCAGTAGACAAGAAGGATACAGAATAATGTTGGACATCGATTATCTCTTTTCAGAGGACAAAGACGTCATCATCGCAGTTTTGGTGGAAAAGATTCGCGATCAAAACTGCGATCTTGAAAACCTTCAGGAGCAAACCGAAGACTTGAAGTTAAAGCTTAGGTATGCAGATGATGTTAATGCTCAATTAAAGATTGACTTGGCTGCGGTTAAAAAGGCTTCCAAAGCACCCAAGAAGATCAAGGTGAGCAAGGCGCTCAAGGTGATCACGCCTGAGAAGCGCAAGCCTGGTCGCCCGAAGAAGGTTGCCAAGTGATGGAGCAGCGCACACCTGAATGGCATGTGGCCAGACTCGGGCGAGTGACGGCATCCCGTGTTGCGGATGTCGTCGCCAAGACCAAGAGCGGTTACTCGACAAGTCGGGCCAACTATATGGCCCAATTGATTTGCGAGCGCCTGACTGGGACTCAGGGGGAGTCCTTCTCTAGCGCCGCAATGGTTTGGGGGGTGGAGACTGAGCCAATGGCTAGGACTGCCTATGAGGGGGCTCTAGGCGAACTTGTCATTGAGACGGGTTTCATCCCCCATTCCTCTATCCTTATGGCTGGGGCGTCCCCAGACGGTCTTGTAGGTGCTGACGGATTGGTTGAGATCAAATGTCCAATTACCGCCACGCATATCGAGACCCTTTTGGGGCAATCCCCGCCAGGGAAGTACATCACCCAGATGCAGTGGCAGATGGCCTGCACGGGTCGCCAATGGTGCGACTTCGTCAGTTTTGACCCACGCATGCCTGAAGGGATGCAGTTGTTCATGAAGCGCGTTGAGCGTGACAACACGATGATTGCTGAACTTGAACAGGAAGTGATGAAGTTCCTGAGCGAACTGGACGACAAGATATCCAAACTGAAGGAGAAGTATGATGGCGTTTGAACAGAAAGATAACAGTGGCGCGATCTTCAAGAACAAGAACCCCAAGAGCGACAAGTCTCCTCCCCTAACAGGTAATGCCCTGATTGGTGGCGTGGATTACTGGGTCTCTGCATGGTCCAAGACGGACAAGAATGGGGAGAAGTGGGTCAGTTTTTCTGTGACCCCCAAGAATCCGTCTCCGGCACAGAAGCTTAAGCCCGACACCAGCAGTTACGACGAGGATTCCATACCATTTTGATAGGAGCTAGGCCGTGGACAGCAATCTCCCGCTTTCAGAACAGTATCGCGTTGTAGCGAAGGCGTATGTGGACGCTGACTCTGCGGCCTCTCTTCTTGAGGAAACCAAAAGCGCAGTGCTGGCGCGCATGATGCTCGCTCTGGGTGACATGCCCGTCAGTCGCGCCGAGATGCAGGTTAAGGCATCTGATGATTGGCTCGATTTCGTGACCAATATGGTGAAGGCTCGTGAGAAAGCAGCTTTCATGAAGGTTAAGCTTGAATACATCCGCATGAAATTTAATGAATGGCAATCTCTAGAAGCGTCAAAACGCGCAGAAATGAGGCTATAATGGCTATCGATATAAAATTGACCGCATACGAAATGCTGATTGCAGCACAAGGCGGAATTATGCGGCAAATTGAAAACATTAAAAAAAGTGCTGAGCCATATTATGGAGTATCTAATACCAATGATTGGCAACTTCACATAGAGGGGTGTCTTGGGGAGTTTGCCTTGGCAAAGTTTTTAAATGTTTGGTGGGGTGGCAAAGGAAATAAACGAAGTCCCGATGTTGGTATCTATGATGTTAGGACAGGATCATCACATAACTACTGTTTGATTCTTCATCCAAACGACCCAGATGATCGGATCTTTTGGCTTGTGACAGGAATCAATGGGTCATACAAAGTGCAAGGATGGATGTACGCAAGAGACGGTAAAAAAGACGAGTATTGGAAAGACCTAGGGAACGGGAGGCCCGCCTTCTTTGTTCCAACATCTAAAATCAATGATCCGGGAGATATGAGATGGAAGATCTAGATGAAAAAGCAGAGCACATGCAGATTCTGGCAAGGAAAATAGCAAAGGTCCTTAATAAGGAAAATGACGCAATGGCGTTTGCTGTCATTAACTTTGTCTTTTTGAGCATGGTAATTGGGTCTGAGCAAGGCCCTGTTGTAGCTAAGGCCATGGCAGCGACGTTCATCAACAACGTCATCAATAGCATTGATAGTTACTACAGCGAAGGCAGCGACGACAATCATGTCCATTAAGCGTGTCCGCATCACAGCCAAGATGAGAGCCGATATATTCCTGCGGCATGAAGGCATTTGCCACATGTGCAGCATGAAGGTTGTTCCCGGCCAAGAGTGGGATGTAAGCCACAATATCCCTTTGGAGGCTGGTGGCCTTGATGATGCTAGCAATTGGTTCGTTGCTCATCGCAAGTGCCATAGGGTTCATACTAGTACTGTTGATGCTCCTTTGATTGCCAAGGTGAAGAGAAAGCACCAGAAGCACATAGGCGCATCAAGGCCCAAAACACCATTGCCTGGCGGGCGCTTCTCCAAATGGAAAAGGCGCATGGATGGGACAGTGGTCCTGCGTAATAACAGCGAGGACACGTAATGCGGTTTCTGATGACGATAAACACGCCCAGCGCAAACTCACCTGAGTACAGCACTCATCAGATGATCGTTGATCATCCGGCTGAGAATCAGGAAGATATGTGCGAGATCCTGAACAACGAAGAGTTCGTCGTCTTTCAAGTGTTCTACCGCCGCAAGAATTTAGATGGCAGCATCTGGTGGCAGGACAGGGGGAAGGCGATCATCAACACCTCTTGGATCACAAAGGCTCAAGAGTTCATAGACCTAGAAGCAAATGAAGCACCACGCCGCAGGCTTTAACTAAAGGAGAAAACCATGGAATATAGCAACATCATGACTGACGCTGTTCGCGTCTTTAACGACAGAAACCCTAAGTATGGAGACATGCGTATTGGCATGGAGAATGTGGCCACTATGGCTACCATTATGACCGGCATGCATTTGACTGCGCATGATGTAGCGCTTGTCCTGCATGCTGTGAAACTGTCGCGCCTGGGCAATGACCGCACCAATCCTGACCACTATGTGGATGGAGTCAACTATCTTGCCTTTGCAGGCGAGTTGATTACACAGGATCCGTATGGGACCGCAGACGCTATGGCAGCGGCGCTGGATGATGGTGCGGCAGAGATGGCTGCAAAACTATCTCCGGTAAACCAGGATACCCCCGGCCAAGGTTGTTGAGGGTGTGAGAGGGTGGTGGCTGATCGGTACAGCCGCCACCCAATCCAAGGAGACAGCGATGCCCCTAGATGAAAACAATACAGAAATACGAAACTTGTGGCTGAAAGGCCTGACCGGCAGCGAGATCGCAAAACAATTAGGCGTCACGCGCAACTCTGTCATGGGGAAGTTGCACCGAATGAGGCATTCTGGCCTTCTGGCTGGGAAAGCCTTAAACGAACGAATGAAGGCGATCAGTGCGATGGACAAAAAGCAGCCGCCGGAACCGTCACCACCCATACTGCCTATCGTTGAGCGCGAACCGCAGAAGCAAAAGCCAGAATCCACCCCAGAGCCGGTAAACCTGTTTGTTTGCGAAGAGGTAGAGACCCCTGTCGAGAAACCTACAAATCCAGTCCCTTTCGATAAGTTAACACCCAAATCATGCCGCTTCATCATCAACAGCGGCGACCCAAAAGACTTCCTATTCTGCGGGAAGCCCAAGAAGGGTTCATCATATTGCAAAGAGCATGAGAACCTTTGTTACTACAGGATCCCTAAGAAAAATGAGGAAGAATGATGCTGCAACTCAATCCACCCCTTCCAATGGTGACCCCCAAGGG